ACGCGGTTGATGATCTTGTAGATCTTGTAGATGAAGGCTAGGAGAAATAAGCCTCCGCCTATGATTCCAACCACAGCGCCTACCTGCATCGATAGTTGACTTAGCAAGGTAGTTGCCTTTCGGTCGGGTATTAAAGATATATCAAATTATATATTAAGGATTAAGATATTAGTTGTTTCGGTTGTTTACTTTTAGGGTAGGTACCCTTTATAGTCGCCAAGTAACAAAGATTCTAGATAAGTGATATGATAGCTCTTCTCTAGAAAAATAGAGGGTTTACATAATTTGATTGGAGCTAACGACGCATAGATGCTAAAGCAGGGTAATCAAATATGAGCGTATGGGAATCAGCTGAGGGACGTTTAGGTCCTGCTGCAAGTTGGTATGCAACTCATAATTGGTCAATACTTCCTTGCTATGGAATCGTCGGAGGCCGCTGTACTTGTGGCGGCGCACACGTTGAGCCAAAAGATGTAGGCAAGCACCCATCACTTCCAGAGTGGAACAAGTTCGCGACTACAGACGCTGCAACTGTTAACTCTTGGTGGGACAGAGATCCAAACATGAACATCGGTGTCATGTGTCGTTCAAGTGGATTTTTTGTAATTGATATTGATCCGCGCTCAGGTGGACCAGATTCATTTGAAAAGTTTGAAGCTTTAGTAGAAGGATTCTTGCCTCCCACAGTTGAGGCAATCACAGGTGAATACACAATCGCCGGTGGAAAAGTTATGCGAGGACGTCACCTATTTTATAAGTGTGAAGAGTCAGAGCAGCTCGTTGGAAATCTTAAGAAGGCAAATCTTCCGGGCGTTGATATTAAGCACAACGGATATGTTCTCATTACTCCGTCACGACACTTCTCTGGAGTTTGTTACGAGTGGGCACCAGGACATGCGCCGTGGGAAATTGAGATGGCAACCGCGCCTGAAGAGCTACTACAGTCTCTGCGTAAAAAGAATAGTCGACGCGGTGGCACGAATCTCGGTGAAGGTGACTGGAGTTTCCTAGAGGATCTAGACTTTGCAGGCGAGCGTATCGACGTCGAGCGTTTGCTTGAAGAAGGAATTGAGGAAGGCTCACGCGCGGTTGATATCTACTCGATGACGTGCGCACTTGCTAATAAGTTCCCGGTTAACACAGAGGCTGGAAAGCTTGCTGTTGAAACTATGATGATTCGCTTTAACGCAGAAAAAGTGCGTCCGCCGCTTGAGCTTGAAGGCCAAGGCGGATTGTTAATGCACGTTCGCAGAGCTATACAGTTTGTTATTGACAATCCAAAATCAGAGCGCATGTGGCCAGGATTGCAAGAATGGGCTAACAAGTCTCAAGATGAAACACGTTCTAAGCCTGCAAAACAAAAGGAAATTAGAACAACTGAAAATTATTCACCGCAGGACACGTATAACATGCCTGGAACTATCGGCGGATCTATTACACAGTCTATAACAGACGGTGATTCAATTTCCGAGGCATCAAGTCTTTTAAAGATGGATGTACCTAAGGACGTTGACGCGGTTAACGAAAATGACGGCGGAGAACCTGGTAAGCGCACACTTACAGATACAGGAAACGGTCGTCGTCTTGTAGACTCGTTTGGTCCTGCAATTCGTTACACACCTGGACTTGGTTGGTTTCACTGGGACGGCGGATACTGGAAGCCTGACGTAGAAAATCTTGAACTACAGGAGTTAACAAAGAAGCTTGCACCGGTTATTGCATCCGAGGTTGTTAACTACGAGGATGCAGACAAGCAGTCAGAGTTAATGAAGTGGGCACTGCAGGCTAAGTCTAACTCGCGCATCGCAGGCTGTATTGAAAACGCAACGTCCGATCCTCGCGTACAGGTTGAGGTTAACGCCTGGGACTCAGATGAAACACTGCTTGGTGTTGCAAACGGAGTTATTGATCTTCGTACTGGTGAATTACTTAAAGGCCGTCCTGATTTATTTATTACACGCCGCGCACCTGTTGCGTATACGCCAGGAATGCGAAATGTTAAATGGGAACAGTTCTTAGATTTTGCAACAGGCGGAGATAGAGAACTACAGGATTGGTTGCAGCGTGCAGCGGGATACTCGCTAACTGGTCTACGTACGTATGACGTTATGTTTTTAATTTACGGACCTGCTGGTTCAGGTAAGAACACGTTAGTTGAAGCCTTAGTTAAGTGCATGGGCACGCAACAATACGCGTGGCCGTTAGACTCTTCTATCCTTGCGCAAAACGACGGACAGGCTAATGGCTCAGATCTTTATCACTGGGCTGAGCTGCGCGGACGTCGTATGGTATGGGTTGACGAACTTCCAGAGTCTGAAAGACTTAAGGAAAACTCAGTTAAGAAACTTACAGGCTCTTCTGAAATCTCAGCTCGTTCACCTGGTGAAAAACCGTTTACATTTTCTTCTCGCGCAAAACTTTGGGTAACTACAAATCACCGACCTATCATTAACGATGATGCGATGTGGCGTCGTATTCGTCCCGTGCCGTTAACAAACGTTCCTGAAAGTCCAGACCCAGACCTAAAGCACTACATCTTTGATCCTGAAGGAGCCCTTCCAGCGGTTCTATCCTGGGCAGTTGAGGGCGCGATTAAATTGCTTGGATCTTCCGCACGTGATGCGTTAGGAACATGTAAAGTTGTATCCGAGGCATCTGAAATTTACAGAAAGAACGAAGACCGTATCGGTATTTTCTTAAACGAAGAGACAAAGGAGTCTGAAGGAACGGTAGTTCCTATCAAGGCTTTGTACTCTGTCTATCGTGCATGGTCTGAAGAGCGCGGTGAAAGACCAATGACACAGATCGCATTCCAGCGTAAAATATCAGATCGTGGAATGACTGTAGTCGGTCTTGGTTCAAAAGCTGAAATTCAAGGTCGTGTACTTCTTCCGCGCGCTGTACAAACAGGCGAGGTCGACTGGGGTCTTGCTTCACGCTATTCTCGCGGTTAGGAACTAATATGCGCAAGCATAACACAACTAAAACAGCTTTGCCTCTAGTGCTTTTTATTATCATAGCAAACTCAACAGGAGCGTTTGCGGCGGATAAGCCGAAAACATTTGCAACGGTAGACGCTGGAATTAAAGCGCTTAAGGTTGCACCTGACGTTCGTGAAGGATACGCGCGCTCGCAATTTAAGCACTGGTCAGATCTTGATAAGAACGGTTGCAGTACACGCAACGACGTGATTATCCAGGAGGCTCTTGTTAAGCCTAAGGTTGAAGCTGGTTGCAAGATCGTAAAGGATACAGGCAAGTGGTACTCCGCGTATGACGGATTAACAGTTACAAATTTTTCTGGGCTAGACGTTGACCATATGGTTCCTCTAGCCGAGTCATGGGATTCAGGCGCTAAGGCATGGGATAACGCAAAGCGCGAGGTATACGCAAATGACATGGGAGACGTTAACGCGTTGATTGCTGTCACCGCAGCGACTAATCGCTCTAAGTCAGATCAGGATCCAGCCGACTGGCTTCCTGCAAAGGATGTTTGCACATACATTAAGAATTGGGTTCACGTAAAACTACGTTGGTCACTTACAGTTGACGACAAAGAACTCAAGGCAATCAAGGACGTAAACGCAAAGTGCCCTAAAACTAAGATCTCTGTTGTTATAGTAAAATAATAGATTATGGCCTGCGTTTATGCTCTTGTGTCGTCTGGTGAACCAGACGTAGTTCGCTATGTTGGGAGGACTAAGTACGATACTCCTGATAAGAGGCTTGCCTCACACAGAGGTCATATGGACGGCGGATTAAAAACGCATGTGTACAACTGGATGAGAAGCGTCTACAACTCTGGAGAAGACGTAGTAGCTTTAATCTTAGAGTCTAGCCTTTCTTGGGAAGAGTCTGGAGAACGCGAAAGACACTTTATTAAGTCTTACCGAGATCAAGGGTGTGACTTAACAAATATATCTCTAGGTGGAGATGGCCATGCAGCGATATCTCAAGAAACGCGTGACTTAATGAGTAGAAATAGAAAAGGAAAATCCCCTAGCCCACAAGCGCATGCAGCAGCTAGACTTGCTAATATTGGCCGTGCAAAAACTGAAGAAGAAAAAGCAAAAGTCAGTGCTGCAAATAAAGGAAGAGTAAAAACACCAGAAGTGTGCAAAAGATTGTCAGAAATAGCAAAAGCAAGACCAAGAAAACCGCATACGCAAGAAACAAAAGACAAGATAAGCGCAACAAAACAAAGAAATTTTATGCTAGCTAAAGCTAGAATAGAAGACAACAAAACTAAGAATACCTAATTAAGGAGATTTTATGACTACTACATTTCCAAAACCTATTGCTACCCCAGCGCTGCAGGGGACAGCTGCTCGTCTTGTTCAAGTAGCTGAATCGTACGTTGGATACGTCGAAGGGCCCAAAGACAACGAAACTGTTTTCGGAGCCTTTACAAAAGCTAATTTTCTCCCGTGGTGTGGGTCTTATGTGAATTTTTGTGGAAATAAGGCTGGAGTAAAGATTCCTAACACCGTTTCAACGGTTGCAGGGTCAACTGCATTTAAGAAGATGAAGCGCTGGTATGACAACGACGGAGTAAATACTCCGCAACCTGGCGACATCGTTTACTTTGACTTCCCAGGAGACGGTGTAGACCGCATCTCGCACGTAGGTATCGTCGTAAAGGATAACAAGGACGGCACAATGATCTGCCTAGAGGGAAACACCTCAGGCAACGCTAAGGGCGACCAGCGCAACGGCGGAGAAACCTGCAAGAAGGAGCGCGGCTACCTAAAGAACAACAAGAAGAAACTTCTTGTAGGTGTTGTTGGTTGGGGTCGTCCTGACTACGCGGGATCTGCAGCCGCACCTGTTGCGGTTAAAGAAGTAAAAGAAAAAGACACAACCGGAAAAATATATCCCGGAGAAACTATTGATCCAGGCGAGTCTGGTATTCACGTTAAGACCGTGCAAGCAGCTCTCGAGATCAAGCCAGCCGACGGACAATTTGGTCCTGTAACGAAGAAGGCTGTGATGGCGCACCAGAAGGCTAAGAAGCTGCCTGTAACTGGTATCGTTGATGCAAAAACTTGGAAATCTATTACAGGATTGCCTGTTAAGTAGACCTTTTAGGTATATAGTAATACTAGTTTTTGACGTCCCGGGAGAGAGCGTCTAAAACATAAAGAGCCGGACATGTGAGTAATCACGCGTCCGGCTCTGTCTTTTTTACTTCTTTAAATCTTTCCTGTCATCACCATAAGCTACTGTATCTCCTTAGTTATTCAGCATTGATTATTGCCTTAGTCCCATCAAAAGTCATTACGCCTTCACAGGTAAAGTAAGCAAGTTTCCCTAAAAATGTTTTACAAGGAACATTAACCTCTATTTCGGCAACTGCCCACGACTGCAAAAGTTTAGTGCGATCTTGGTTTGTTTCAGTAATGCACCAGGGCGTTTCTTTCATTCTGCCAAAGTTAAAAAAATAATAGCCCATTAAACTACTGAATTGGGATCTATAGGATAATCAAATGGTGGTTTCCACCGTAAATTATATTCATCAAGTATCCAGTCATCTCCTGGGCATGGTGCAATAAAAGCATCACGAATTGGGTCATAAGTAAACCCAATTCCAGCATAATTAAATCTAATATTGTCATTGTATGAAGTTCTTAAGCATTTCTGCCCGCGAAAATTTCCATACCATTCTTCAGGTGTTAATCCGTCAATGGTTTCAGTCTCGTCAATACCTGTGATGACCTCGGTAACAATATTATTTTCGTCTAAAAATGCATAGTGTGCCATTAGAAAGTTATAGTTCCTGTTCCCGCTGTAAAGCGATAGACGCGATAACCTGCGCGGCTTGGTTGGTTATATGTTAATCCGCTAATTGAAGTAGGTGCTGGGAAACTGTCTGGGTAGGCAATAATTACAATACCTGAACCACCGCTTGCGCTTGATCCCATACCAACATAACCGCCACCACCGCCGCCTGTGTTTGCTGTTCCAGCAACACTTGAACCGCCGCCGCCACCAACGCCGCCTACACCTGCTGGACCTTCACCAACAGGGTATTGGAAGCCACCAGCACCTCCACCGCCACCAGCGTAAGGAGTAGATGTGCCACTGATAGAAGTATAAGAACCTGCGCCACCGCTACCGCCAGTAGCGCTGTAAGTTGCTGCGCCATTGCCGCCTGCAGCGCTTGCACCACCGCCGCCGCCTTGAGAACCTGGACTTGAAGGAGGACCATCGCCACCTTTATTTCCTTGACCTGATGTTCCTGCAGCACCAGCTACACCTACCTGAGCAGAACCACCACCTGACCCACCAGTGTTAGGACCAGTATTAATAGTGTATCCAAGGCGTCCTTGCCCACCGCCAGTCGATGTTATAGAAGAAAATACAGAGTTAGAACCATTAGTAGTGCTGCCTGCCCCAACAGTTACCGTGTACGCAACTCCTGTTGATACACCAAGAGTTGAAGCCTGATAACCACCCGCACCGCCGCCGCCGCCACTAAACCCAGCACCACCGCCTCCGCCTGCAACGACAAGGTACTCAACGCTAGATACGGCAGGAACAACAGGTGTCACTGAGTTAGATGCGCTACTTGCCGTTGACGTTCCGTTAGCGTTTGTGGCAGTAACTGTAAATGTATATGCGACTCCATTAGAGCCTGAGACTGTAATTGGGCTTGCGCCTGTTCCAGTTTGCCCACCAGATGAAGTTGCTGTGAATACACTAACCGCCGCACCGCCGTTTGCACCTGCCGTATAGGTAACTGTTGCTGATGCGTTACCTGCTGTAGCAGACCCGATAGTAGGTGCCTGAGGAACAGTAGTTGCAGTGATGCTGTTAGACGCGCTTGACGCGCTAGAGGTTCCAGCAGAGCTTGTTGCAGTAACGGTAAAAGTGTAGGCGGTTGCGGATTGTAACCCTGCAACGGTGATAGGTGATGACGCGCCTGTACCAGTGTAACTGCCAGGTGAACTAGTTACCGTATAGGAGCTAATAGGTAACTTAGAGTTAGGCGCGGTAAATGTTACAGTAGCTGCGCCGTTATTGTATGCGCGACCTGAGCCAGCATCGGTTGCTGTACCGATAGTCGGCGCAACAGGACTTGATTTTGCGCCAGATGCGCTCGCTCCTAAAATTGGCATATGTGTATCTTATCTTACTTTGCTTCGTCTGATTGTTGATCTAATACATATTTAATACTAGAAGCAGACCATTTCCCACCGTAGGCGGCTGGTATACTCTCTGCGTTGAGCCTCCTAGCTATACCGTTCATCGACTCGCCGGCTTCTCTTTCAGTGTATATACGATTTAATACTACTTCCGGGATTCTTTTCTTAGGGCCAAGATCTACTCCCCAAACTTTTCCTTGAGAGCGTCTGTCAGAGTGAACGTCCTTCTGGCGTTCAGAGATGATAGATCTTTCCATCTCAGCAAGGGCAGACATAATAGTAACAACAAACCGAGATTGATATGAAGAAGTATCTAAATTAAGATCAAGAAGAACTAATCGCCAGCCGTATTTCTGCGAGTGGTCAATAATAGATAAAAAGTCCTGCGTTGAGCGAGATAGGCGATCTAGGCGGGTAACAAACAAAGCGTCTGCTTCTCCAGAAGCTAAACGATTAAGCGTCTTCTTTAGCGCTGGTCTTCCAGATATAGACTTACCCGATCTACCTTCTTCTCTGACAAGTTCTGTTAAAGTGTAACCTGCAAGCTCGGCTGCCTGCCTTAATGCGCGTTCTTGTACATCTAGAGAAACACCATCTTGCACCTGCATAGACGTAGACACTCTAGCGTAAAGAAGAGCTAGCTGATCTTCTTGACTCTTTGTCTTTCTAGAAGAAGCAACATCTTCTACACTCTTCACTGTCTTTGCTTTTCTGCTCTCCCATGAACGCTTGGCACCTGCTGATGCTTTAGAATTACCAGTAAGAGATTTACTAATTTTGGTTCGCGTTTCTGCAGTAAGAGTCACTGCGCCGTCTTCCCCCGTCTCTGTGCAATTAAGGAGACTATGGCCGTCTTTTTTCAGCTTACCTATATAGTATGTCTCTCTATCTACATAGTCCTCTACAGAAAGACTATCTTCTAATATAATATAAGTTGCATCTTCATGCTTTCTCATCCAGCGGTGTACTGGGAGATCAGATCCTTTTTCAGCGTCTTTCTTATGTGTTAAAAAGCGTTTTTCTGGCTCGCCTTTAGTTCTTCCGACGTATCTTACCTGTGTTAGGTCTGATTTTAGCACTAACCCGTATATAACTGCCATACAAGAATTCTAACACTTATGCTGCTTAAATGACATTTAACTGCGTATGTACTTTATTAAAAAAGTAATACTTTGTCCGTTCTAATGTACAATTTTTACAGAAAAATATAAGAGTTTGAACTGCGTCAACCCTTAATTTTAACGGTTAATGCTTTTGAGGCGTCTTCACGCGCTATAAAGCGTTTGCTATTATATAGTAGTGTATCCGTAGTAAACGGTCTGCGATGCGCCACTGGTGTTGGCAATTGTAAAATCAAATCTATTACTACTAGTTCCCGCATACGTAGCATCTGTACTAATTGTACCTGCCACTCCTTTAATCTGATTAGGTATGGCAGTTATTGAAATAGGACTTCCACCGCCCGTATAGTTCCAAGCGTACTGATAGCCTATTGCCGCTACATTAGTATTTGTCACAGTGACTGTAGCATTCCAAACTATAATACCGTTAGGCACATTCCCCCTGACCCACATGGAGTATGTCCCACCACTTGGAACTGTAAAATTGTAGGTGTTAGTGCCTGTGGTAATAGTCCATGAACCTGTAGTAGCAGCTGAGCCTGTAGCGCCAGTAGGACCAGTCGCTCCTGTTGCCCCAGTTACCCCCGCGCCTGTTGCGCCGGTAGCGCCTGTTAACCCAGTATTTCCTACCGGTCCCATGTTACCGCCAACAGCTTCTACCCAAACACCGTCGTAGTAAACGTACACCGCGCCATCATTTGCATTAAACCACGCAGCTCCACTTACACCTGTTGGTGGCACGGCATCAACTATAGAGAACTGTCCTTCGTCTCCCGTTGCACCTGTTGCACCCGTTACTCCAGTGTTACCTGCAACTCCTGTTGAGCCAGTATTTCCTGTGGCGCCTGTATTGCCAACTAAACCTGTTGATCCGGTGGGACCAGTTTGTCCAGTTGCTCCCACATCTCCGGTAGCTCCAGTTTGTCCAACTGCTCCCGTTGCTCCTGTGCTTCCCGTATAACCTGTAGATCCAGTCTGTCCATCTGCTCCCGTGCTTCCTGTTGCGCCTGTTAGACCAGTTAAACCTGTACTACCGGTCATTCCTGTCAATCCTGTTGCACCTGTTAAACCAGTGCTTCCTGTTAAACCAGTGCTGCCTGTTAAGCCAACCGCACCTGTAGATCCAGTTTGCCCGATGGCTCCAGTGTTACCAGTTAGACCCGTTGCTCCAGTAAGACCCGTATTTCCAACAGCTCCCGTGTTGCCGGTAACTCCTTGTGAACCTTGTGGCCCGACGATCTGTCCGACACTACTCCATGCACTACCATTCCAAACATATAGGTCACCGTCTGCATCTACAATATATGCATCATTAACTGCATTACCGGTAGGAGGGAGATCTGCAACTAAAGAAACGCTGCCGCGAACATTTATCGAGGTACCTTGCGCACCTGTGTTACCTTGCGCACCAGTTACACCGGTAGCTCCTGTGCTGCCTGTCATACCTGTTGAACCAGTTAGACCTGTTGCACCTGTTTGCCCGACAGCGCCGGTGTTTCCTTGCGCGCCTGTGTTACCTGTCATACCAGTTAGACCAGTCGAGCCTGTTAACCCTTGCGCGCCAGTTACACCAGTTAAACCTGTAGAGCCAGTTAGTCCAACAGCACCCGTAGTTCCTGCAATACCTGTCATACCGGTTAGGCCGGTAGCACCAGTATTTCCGACTGCGCCTGTTACACCGGTATTTCCAACAGCTCCAGTTTCACCTTGTGCACCAGTTACACCAGTTAAGCCAGTTGCGCCGGTTAGACCGGTAGATCCTGTTACACCTGTGTTTCCAACTGCACCCGTTAAGCCAGTAGCTCCTGTTAGTCCCTGAGCGCCTGTGACGCCTGTGTTACCGACCGCACCAGTTGCACCTTGTGCACCTGTGTTACCAGTTAAACCTGTTAAACCTGTATTACCAGTTAATCCAACGGATCCAGTGGATCCTGTTCCTCCAGTAGCTCCGCTATTCCCTTGAGCACCCGTTGACCCGTTAGTACCAGTAGCGCCAGTAGCGCCGATACCGCCAGTGTTGCCCGTATTGCCTTGCGCACCTGTATCTCCTTTTGCTCCCGTTAATCCTGTTAGACCAGTTAAACCTGTGTTGCCTTGCGTTCCTGTGTTTCCCGTTGCGCCTGTTGCTCCGGTAGCTCCTGTAGGCGCTCCCGCCGGTCCCTGAGCGCCGGTCGGTCCAGGTACGGTTGAATCTGCACCGGTAGGGCCGACAGGTCCCTGTGGACCTTGAAGATTAGATATAACAACCTCTGTAGAGAGAACAGTTGTTTCAACGACGATGTCTGGTTGTGTTAATACGGTTACCGTCACAGGAGAGAGCGAGGTCTCAACCGTAACATCACTCTCGGTGACAACCGTTACCGAGGTACTAGTCTCGGTAGTTTCTACTAGTGTATCTGGCTGTGGTGTAACAGTTACAGAGGTAGTGGGATCACCGACCGAGACAATGCTCGTTGGATCGGTCAATAGGTCACCTCGGATAGAACGGTGA